TCATCTGGTGGTACTATGATGGCTCGTACAGTATTTAGTGCAGTTAATAAGGGTGCGAGTGATGTTTTAACAATCACTTGGACTGTAACAATTTCATAAGGGGGTTCGATAATGCCTGTTTTATTTACAAATAATGCCTCGACAACTCTAAGTGCAGGTATTAATAACTCAACAACTACTATTGCTATTGCAAGTGCTAGTGGTTTTCCTAGTTTAAGTTCTGGACAATATTACTTTGGTACTATATCTAATACAAATAACACAAAAATAGAAATAGTAAAAGTAACAGCAGGAACAACATCACTAACAGTTACAAGGGCACAAGATGGTACATCAGCACAAGCCTTTGACTCTGGTGATAACTTTCAACTGCGTGTTACAGCAGCTACTCTAAGTGCAACAAGTATTACAGATGTTGCAATTACAGGTGGTTCTGTTTCAGCAGATACATTAATAGCTAAAGGTGATGGTGCGTCAGCAGATGGTCAAATACAACTTAATTGCAGAGATAACAGTCACGGTATTAAACTTAAAAGTCCACCTCATTCAGCAGGTGCTGATTACACATTAACATTTCCAGACAATGATGGTGATGCAAACCAAAAACTAACAACTAATGGTTCGGGTGTATTAACTTGGACAGCAGATAATGCTACAGACTCTACGAAAATGCCTCTTTCTGGAGGAGCATTTTCAGGAGCAGTAACTACTAACTCTACTATAGATGGTAGAGATGTAGCAGCAGATGGTGTTACAGCAGATGCAGCATTACCTAAAGCTGGTGGTGCAATGACTGGGGCTATTACAACAAACTCTACCTTTGATGGTCGTGATGTAGCTACAGACGGTACTAAGTTAGATGGTATTGAAGCAAATGCTACAGCAGACCAAACAGCAGCACAAATTAAAACTCATTTAGAAAATGGTATTGATAGTGTGCACTACGTTGATGGCAGTATTGACCATGTACATCTAAGTGCAGATTGTGTAGATGGAGATAACATTGGTGATAATGTTTTAGATAGTGAACATTACGCAGCAGGTAGTATTGATTTAGAACATTTGGCTAGTCAATCTGTAGATGAAGATAATCTTTATATATCTAACGCAGGTAGTAACGGACAGTTTCTTAGTAAACAATCTGGTAACAATGGTGGATTAACTTGGGCAACAGTATCATCAGAAGATTTTATTCCAGATGGTTCTGTTATGGCTTTCTTTCAAGCAGCAGCACCTACTGGTTGGACAAAAGTAACAACACAAAATGATAAAGTATTAAGAGTAGTATCTGGTGATGGTGGTGGAGCAGGTGGTACTTGGGCAACTAATAGTGGTGTAACAACTAATGAAGTTGGGGCTCACGTTCACACCGCAGCAGCCCATACGCATACAGCAGCAGCACATACTCACGCTGGAGCTGCTCACTCGCATAACCATAACTTAGCTGCTGGTGCACATACATTAAGTACATCAGAAATTCCTGCACATACTCACGGTGTTAAACGAGGTAACGCTGGTAACTCTGGGCCAAATATTAAATCACCTTCAGGACAAACATGGCCAAGTGATTTCACATCAGCTACTACTTCTACAGGTAGTGGTGGTTCTCACTCTCACAGCACAAGTGGTTCAATTACTAGTGGTGGTGATGGTGCAACTGGCTCTACAACTCCAGGGGCTAGTGGTTCGACAACCCCAGGAAATTCTGGTTCGGCAAATGCCCACTCTCATACAATATCAGCACCACAGTATATTGATGTTATAATATGTAGTAAAGACGCATAGGAGATAATATGACAACATTAACAATAATTAAAGATGATACATTAGTACGAGTAGATGGTCGTGATATAACAGGAATCGATTGTTCTAGTCTTGAAGCAAATGTTCATGCAATACAATTTGATGGTAGTAATGGTGAAGTTGAGTACAATGATGGAACAACAAATTTAGCTATTACATCTATTACTGCTTACAAAACTATAACTGATTTGTATGCTACAGCAAAAACTACAGAAGATAATGCTGCTGCAACAGAAGCATCAAATAATACAACATATCTTAATTCACACACATACAAAAGAGCCCAAGCGTATGCTGAGATTGAAGAGCAATTAGACCAATTGTACCACGATATGACTGCTGGTAAATTGGACGCAACAGGTGAATGGCATAAGGCAATTAAAGCTATAAAAGATGCTAACCCTAAACCATAAGTGGAAAGTTTTACTACTGTTATTCATAATGCTGTAACAGATAAAGATATAACTAGAGTCAAAAATATAATTAAAAAGAAAAAATTATTTAAAGGTAGATTAAATGATGGTGAAGGAGAATTAAAAAAAGACATTCGAGATTCAAATGTTTTTATGTTTTCTCCAGATGATGATTTATGGCTTTATAATATAATAGGAAGCATTGCTATATCAGCAAATAAGAACTTTAATTTTAATATTAAGACAGTCCAAACTATACAATACACAGAGTATAATAAAGGACAATATTATGATTGGCATGTTGATACTTTTTTAAGTAGTTATAAAGCATTAACTGATAGAAAATTGTCAGTATCTTTACAATTATCTGATGCAGATGATTACGAAGGTGGTGATTTAGAAATTTCACAGTCAGATTTTAGTGGTATGGAAGTCCGACAAAAAGGTACAGCAATAGTTTTTCCTTCTTTTTTAGAACATAGAGTAACACCAGTAACTAAAGGTAAACGTATAAGTTTAGTTTCATGGGTAGAAGGAACAAAGTTTTGCTAAATTAGGAGTAAGATGCCTAAAGGTAAAAAAGATTTAGAAATAGAATTTACTTGCCCACTTGGAAGTGAATGTGAAGAAATAAAAGATAACAAAATTTACAGGTGTATGTGGTACACTAAAGTAGCTGGTTTAGACCCTAACACAGGGGATGTAATTGATGACTGGTCTTGTGCTATATCGTGGATGCCTATGTTACAAGTTGAAATGTCAGCTACAAACAGAAGTCAATCAGCAGCACTTGAAAGTTTTAGAAATGAAACAGTTAAAGGACAATCTACTTTTAATCAGTTAATTGCTAAAGCACAAGGTTTAAATTTAAAAAAGTGAACCAAGATTATTATATTGTTAGAAATGTTTTAGACATAAATATTATAAATTTTGTTTATGATTATTTTAAAAAAAAGAAAAAAGTAGCTACATATTTATTTAATAATAATTATATTGCTCCAGAGTGTGAATGGTATGGTTCGTATATAGATAAACAAATTCCAAATACTTATGCTAGTTATTCAGATATAGTTATGGAAACATTGTTAGAACAAACACAAGATACAATAGAATTAAAAATAAACACAAAATTAATTCCTACTTATTCTTATGCTAGATTATACAAAAATGGGGATGAGTTACACAAACATAAAGATAGAAAACATTGTGAAATATCAGCAACAATGAATTTAGGTGGTGATAAATGGCCTATATATTTAGAACCAAATATTAAAATAATGTTAAATCCAAGTGATATTTTAATTTATAAAGGTTGTAAATTAGAACATTGGAGAAAAAAATTTACAGGTAATGAATGTGCACAAGTTTTTTTTCATTACAACAGCGTTAATAATCCATTAGCAGAAAGCAATAAATTTGATGGCAGAGTTTTTTTAGGTTTACCAAAATTTAGTACATATGAATAATTTTATAGGTGTGTATGAAAATGCTTTTCCAAATGAACTTTGTGATTATTTAATAGAACATATAGACCATGTTTTAGAAAAATCTTCTCATTTAGGAATAATAAATTCAAAAGATACAGGAAGAGAAGATACGCAATTTTTTTTATCTGAGTCATCTTTAAACGATAATACAAGATTTAATGAAATGTTAGGTAGTGTATGTGAACTCTATAGAAATGACTATCCTGTTTTACAAGGTATTAGACTTGCTTCGTTAGATAATAAATTACAAAAGACAAAAATTGGTGGTGGTTATCATCAATGGCATTTTGAACAAACAAATCACGATACATCAAGACGAGTTATTGTTTGGTCAGTTTATTTAAATGATGTAGAAGAAGGTGGAGAAACAGAGTTTTTATATCAACATAAAAGAATAAAAGCAAAAAAAGGTACAGCAGTTTTTTTTCCAGCGTCTTATACACATACACATAGGGGAAATCCTCCGTTGTCAAATACTAAATATATTGCAACTGGTTGGTATCATGTAATGTAATGAAAAAATATGTATTCTTATTATTTATTAGTTTTTCTGTTTTTGCAGCAGACCCTATAGTAACTAATAGTACAAGTAACAGTACAGTAACAACGAACACAGATGCAAAAAGTACAGTAAAGACTAATCCTCCAAGTGCTATTAGTCCAAGTATAAATGCTAGTAACTCAGATTTATGTGCTATTGGCGTAAGCGGTGCAGTACAAACACAAATTATAGGTATAAGTACAGGACAAGCATATAGAGATGCTAATTGCGAAAGATTAAAAATAAGCAAAGTTTTATATGATATGGGAATGAAAGTTGCAGCAGTAAGCGTTATGTGTCAAGATTGGCGTACATTTGATGCAATGGCAAAAGCTGGTACACCTTGCCCTATAGATGGAAAAATTGGAGAAGAAGCAAAAGAGTTATGGAAAGACAACAAACGTGAGATACCGAAACAAGAAAATCTCAAAACCATGGACAGAGGTGAGTTCCTGCATACTCTTGTTAATGGTATTATGGGTGTTCTTCTTCTTGCCATTCTCGTCATCTAAAGCAGATGCAGAAATTAAAGAAGTATTTATTGGTGATGATGGTTGGGTAGAAGTACCATTAGATTTTACATTTCCTTTTTATGGAAATAGTTATGTTACTTCTTTTATGTTTAGTAATGGGGTCGTGGGTTTTCTTGACCCTCTTACTGTGGATGGTACTGGGTATATACATGATGGTTTGTGTTGTAATGGACAAGATTTTACAGGTGGTGCAACTGGCGTAAGATTTAACTATACAATAATGCCATGGCATACAGATTTAATAGACACAGGTGTAGGTAAATTTTATACGCAAGGTGATTCTACATATCAAAAGTATATGTGGGAAAACATAGCAGAATATTACGACAGAAATACAGAAAACAGTTTTGATTTAACTATATATCCAATGGGTAATATAGAAATAAATTATCAAGAATTAGCAATTAACAATCATAGTGTTACAGTTGCAGTAGTAGGAGATTTAAGTGCAGGTGAATATGAACAATGGTTTTATAATCATCCAACAAGTGGTGCTATCTTTTGGAATAGTCAAGAAGATGACCCAGTTGTAATAGCAGGAGGAGAAAGTATATGCAGCGTAATACCAGACAGTCATATAAGTTGTTTATATTATCCACAAGTTTATGCTGATAATGTGTACAATCAACAATGTAGCCTTGACCCTTTGTATGATTACGGATGTGTTGGCTGGGATAATGCTTACTTAGAACAACAATGTGGCATAAATGCTTTATACAATGAAAGTTGTGATGGATGGGATGATGCTTACTATGAAGAATATGTTGAAGAAGAACAANAAGAAATTTGGCAAGAAGAAGAAATAGAACAAATATATGTAATAGAAGAACCACCTATGTACATTGAATTTGAAATAGATATAGTAACTATTGAAACAGAAATACCANTATTAACAAGTTATGAAATAGAATTACCTGAATTANANATAGAAGAATTTACACAAGAAGAAATAGTNGCNGAAATTGAAGCAGAATTAGAAGCATATTTTGAACCACTACCTGAAATTGAGCAAGAACCTATTGAAGAGCCTATTGAAGAATTGTTAGAAGAACCAATAGAGGAGATAGAAGATGAGCAAGAACCAGAGCAAGACTCCATATCGGAAGAACAAGAGGAAGAAGAGCAACAATCAGAGGAGATAGAAGATGATGTACCCGAAACCGAAGAAAAAGAAGAGTCCGATGAAACGCAAGAGCAAGAAGAAATACTAGAAGAACAACCTGTTATAGTAAAAATTAAAAAGAAAGCATCAAAAAAAGACAAGATGCGAGAAATTATTACTAATAAGTTGAATAATCTTGCAGTTGAAATGGGTGAAGCTGTAAGTTTAGAAGAGCAACAGAAGTTACAAAGCTATATTCTTGCACTTTTAAACTATAATGCTGGGTTTAGTAGTTATAAAACGTCTTTGCAAGATGGAATATTTTATAAAGATAAGGATATATACTTGAATAAAACGATACCTGACAATCAAAGGGGGTTACGAAATGGCTTGGCTAATGAATTACTCCATAAAAACCTTGTGGATTTGCAATGGCAGAAGTAGAGTATGGTGGTATCAAGGTAGGTGGAAGCAAACTCCTCCTAATAATTCCACTTCTTAGTATGTTAGGTGGTGGTGCTTGGGCTGGATTTGAACTGTATAATGAGTTTAGGGTTCTGAAAGCTACTGTTATGAAATATCAACCACCAGATATTAGTGGAATAAAACAAGACATAGCTGTTATAGAAGAAACATTAATTAGTGTAAGTGAATCTGTAGAGTTAGCGAAAGATTATACTCGTACTATTAAGAATGATTTAAAAGATGACCTTGCTAGACAAGAATCTCTTATGGATAGACTCGAAAATAAAGTAAATGCTTCACAAGATAAGATAGATGAAACAATTGATGTAGCTGGAGAAAGATTTGATGCTCGTAGAGATGCCTTATACTCTGATACAGACCGAAAGATTAAAGAGTTAGAGGATAGGCTAGGTAGTAAATTACAAAGAGCCTTAGACAACCCATTAGCAAACTAGGAGAATAATGAAAGGCGTAAAACATTTTAAAAGAGATGGAACATTGCATACAGGCAGTACTCATAAAATGCCTAATGGTGATTTGCATACAAACAAATCACACACAAAAACAAGTGTTAAATTGTTTCATCTTAAAGATTTAAGTAAAAAAGCACAAGTTAAAGCTAAAGGCAAGTAATGGCAAAAGACTCAAGACTTACTAGAGCAGGTGTATCTGGGTTTAATAAGCCTAAAAGAACACCTTCGCATAAAACTAAAAGTCATGTTGTAGTTGCTAAAGAAGGTAGTAAGATAAAAACTATTAGATTTGGTCAACAAGGAGTTACTGG